TCAATGTTTCACTGAGAACGGCGTCAAATCAGCAGTCATTCACGGTGAACTCTCTCGCTCAGAGCGCCGAGAGTACATCAACGAGTTTGATCGTGGTGATCTGCAAGTTCTGGTGAATTGCTTTGTGCTCACTGAAGGCTTTGATAGTCAGCCTGTCAGCTGCGTCGTGCTTTTACGACCAAGCTCACACAAATCAACTTACATTCAGATGATCGGCCGAGGGCTTCGCACGGTCGATCCCGAGGAGTATCCCAGCGTCAGCAAGACCGACTGTATTGTGTTGGATTTTGGCACTAGCACACTCATGCACGGCTCGCTCGAACAAGAGGCCAAGCTCGACGGTCATCAGGGGGCTGGCCAAGCGCCCACCAAAACCTGTCCTGACTGCGATGCAGAGGTTCCACTCTCTTCGATGGAATGCGCGCTGTGCGGTCATGTTTGGGAGCGCACAAACGATGGTGAGAAAACCGAACTCACTGAGTTTGTCATGTCAGAAGTTGATCTACTCAAGCGCTCCTCGTTCCGCTGGAGTGATCTCTTTAGCGATGACACCGCACTCATGGCCACCGGCTTTTCGGCCTGGGCGGGGGTGTTCTATCTCAATGGCCAATGGTTCGCTGTTGGGGGTGGTAAGGGACTGGGTACTCACTTGCTCTCAATCGGAGAACGCACACTCGGGATCGCCGCAGCCGATGACTGGCTCAACGAGCATGAAAATGAGGAGGCTGCTCGGAAGTCTCGCACCTGGCTGAGCCAAAGTGTCACTCAACAACAACTCAAATACCTTCCTTCAACCTACCAGCAGGACTTCGGACTAACACGGTATCAGGCGTCATGTCTGATCACGTTTCGCTTCAACAAACGAGCCATTCAAGCACGCATCTTCGCAGCTGCCAAAGCACAGGAGGCTGCCTGATGTTGTGCGCTATTTGTGGGCGAGAGGGGCGCGGGTTCTGTTGGGTTTCACCCAAAAGTTCTTACAGGCAAAGAGCCTTCAAACGCTTCTGCTCAATGGCCTGCCAAGAGATTTATCAACAACGATTTAAAGGAGGTCACGTGATTGACCCTACACACAACGAAAACGCAGCGGTCGTCGCTGTCCTGCCTGTACTGGGTGACTACGTTGCCAAGGTTGGTATGGACAAGCCTCTGGCTGACTACAGTCGCGAACAGATCCTTCAACTCATCGAAACCATCCTTGATGGCTACTTTGCTCATCTGCGTGCCAACACGCCAGACGATGTGCCGTTTTAGGGGGGAGTGATGTTGGACTTTAATTCTTCAAACACCCTGAGTGAGCGCATCACCGCCTTCATCGATGAGGGGTTGGCAAAAGATCGCGATTCTCAAACCCCGAGAGACTATCTCGGCGCTTCGCGCTTAGGTGTCGCCTGTGATCGGGCACTGCAATACGAGTACCTGAATGCACCCGTCGATACCGGACGCGAGTTCTCAGGTAAAACGCTTCGCATCTTTGAGGCTGGGCACGTCTTTGAGGATCTGGCCATTAAATGGCTGCGGGATGCGGGCTTTACGCTTCTCACAGAGACTGCGTCGGGAGGCCAGTACGGTTTCACAGCAGCCGGCGATCGGCTTAGGGGACATATCGATGGCGTCATTACTGCCTCGCCAACAGAGCTGGGGCTGAGTGTTCCGATGCTGTGGGAGTGCAAAAGCCTCAACAACAAATCCTGGAACGATACCGTCAAGAAAGGCGTCACGGTTTCAAAACCGGTTTACGCCACTCAAATGGCGATCTATCAGGCATACATGGAAACCGATATTCCCGGTATTTCTGTGCACCCAGCACTCTTTACGGCCATCAACAAAGACACCGCTGAGCTCTACTTTGAGTTAGTACCGTTCAACGGTGAGCTGGCGCAACAAGCATCAGATCGCGCGGTGCGAATCCTCAATGCCTGCGAGGTACATGAACTGTTGCCTCGAGCCGCTGCCGATCCCTGTCACTTCACTTGCAAATTCTGCGCATGGCAAGAGCGCTGTTGGGGAGGCCAAGCATGAGCAATATCGTATGGCTCGATTTCAACGATGCGGCCGACCAGCCGTCTGACGAGCAACCATCCAAGCCGACCACACAGGAGATCAAGCAGCGTCTACTTGCGCGACTACCTGCTGTGCTCACTTCTCTGCTCCCGCAAGGCATCACGCGCGGTAATCAGTTTCTCGTGGGGGATCTGGACGGTCATCGTGGCAAGAGTCTAGTCATAGAGCTAGCTGGCTCAAAAGCGGGCATGTGGATCGACTTCGCCACCAATGACCGCGGAGACATTTTGGATCTCTGGGGCCAGGTACGTGGATTCAACCGCCATAACCAGTTTCCAGCGTTAATCGCAGATATCACTCAGTGGTTAGGAGACCCGGCGATTGCTTCTTATACAGCACCCGTACAGCCAAAAGTTCAAACAGACGAGCTGGGTCAGTACAGCCATAAGTGGGACTATACCGATGCCAACGGCAAACTAATCGCCTGCGTCTATCGCTACGACACACCGGAGGGCAAGGAGTTTCGGCCGTGGGATGTCCAGGCTCGAAAGATGGCAGCACCCAATCCGCGGCCACTTTATAACCAGCTAGGCCTGAAAACCTCGCACTCAGTTTTATTAGTGGAAGGCGAGAAAGCAGCGGATGCGCTGAACTCGGTCGGACTGACCGCCTCGACAGCCATGAATGGCGCCAGTGCACCCACCGACAAAACCGACTGGTCACCGCTGACTGGAAAAGATGTGCTGATCTGGCCTGACAACGACGCCTCTGGCATCGAGTATGCGCAGGCTGCAGCTCAGGCCTGTGTAGCAGCGAAAGCCACCAGTGTTGCGATCCTTAACATCCCCAATGGATATCCGGCCAAATGGGATGCCGCAGATGCTGTGGCAGAAGGAATAGATTGCGACGCCTTTATTACCCAAGCCGATAAACAAATCATTAAAGCTGACACAGGTACCATCCCAACCTTCAAGTTGGGTGAGCTGTTGGATGATGACTCACCTATCCCTGCGGACTTGATCGCGCCGCGTGTGCTAACACCCTCTGGCATGTTGGTGTTTGGTGGCGCGCCCAAGGTCGGTAAGAGCGATTTCCTGCTCTCCTGGCTCACCCATATGGCCGCTGGCGCTGAGTTCTTGGGCATGACTCCGCCACGTCCTTTAAGAGTCTTCTATCTTCAGGCCGAGGTGCAATACCACTACCTGCGAGAGCGTGTAAAGGAGATCCAACTCCCCGCCTCTCGACTCTTGGTGGCCCGCGAAAACTTCGTGGCTACACCGCAGCTTCGTCTGATTCTGGATGAGGACGGAATCAACCAAGTGATTCCAGCGATCAACCGTGCATTCAGCGACGGTCTACCCGACATTATTGCAATCGATCCGATTCGTAATGTCTTTGATGGTGGTGACGGCGGCGGTGAAAATGATAACGGTGCCATGCTGTTCTTCCTGTCGCAGCGAGTCGAACGGCTGCGTCATGCGATCAATCCAGAGGCCGGCATCATACTCGCCCACCACACCCGCAAGCTTGGTAAAAAGCAGTTTGAGGAGGATCCGTTTCAAGCGCTCGCCGGTGCGGGCAGTCTGCGAGGTTACTACACCACTGGCATGTTGCTTTACCGGCCTGACGAAACTGAAACCATGCGACAGCTCATTTACGAGCTACGAAACGGCCCAAGCCCTAGCCCACTCCTTGTTGATAAGGAGAACAGTGAGTGGCGAATCGTCAACACCAGCAATGAACGATTAACCAATCAGAGCATGGGGGCAAAACACGATGCCGAGCGTCGCCGTCGTGGCAATGTCATCGTCCAAACACTCTTTGAAGAGGCTCGTAAAGGCAACGTCTACACCATCGCTCAGTTTGCAGAGAAATTTGAAAGTACCGCTGGACTGGGGGCTCACCGAACTATCGTCGATCGGCTAAACGTTCTGACGACCAAGGGATTCATCAAGTTTTTCAAAAACCCTGATGAGTACAACCTCCCTCACCCGCCACGAAGCAAGTTTGGGCACCTGTGTGTCGAAGGGATGCTATTGCCCATTGAAACCGGAATCTGTGAAGAGACCGGCGAAGTCATGGTGACCGAAAAAACCGTTCTACCCACCCACTATAAATGCCCCTGCACGGGGGCACTTTTGCCCGTCGAAAATCCCTATGTGTGGGTCTATCAACAGGAGTTTGATGATGATATTGCCTAGCAATTTACCTGAAAAAACTAATCGATCAGTTCTGCAGTCTGAACCAGAATGCTGCATTCTGAAATCGGCTTGCATTCTGGAATCCATAAAAATCAACCACTTAGGCCAGAATGCAGAATGCAACGCTCAGACTGCAGAATTCTCTGCATTCTGGATTTATTCATTTAAAAACAACAAGTTAAAGGAATTCCAGAATGTTCTGCAGACCCCTACCCCCTATGGGGGTAGTAGTGAACCCCACGCTTACGCTGGGGGGTCACTACCTGCATTCTGCATTCTGACAAAGTCATCAAGTCAACGAACCCAGTCACTCAAGGATGGACATCATGAATAACACAACCATCTTAGCAATCGACCTTGGCACTCAAACCGGTTGGGCACTCTCAAGTGACAGGGACATCATCAGCGGCAGTGAATCCTTCAAACCATCACGCTTTGAGGGCGGTGGTATGCGCTACCTACGATTCAAACGCTGGCTTACTGAACTTAAGAGCCATACCGATGGCATTGATGCCGTCTACTTCGAAGAGGTCCGCCGACACGCCGGTGTGGATGCGGCACATGCCTACGGTGGATTCATGGCCCATCTCACCGCTTGGTGTGAGCACCACGGTATTCCGTACCAAGGCGTGCCTGTAGGCACCATCAAAAAACACGCCGTCGGCAAGGGCAATGCCAGCAAGGAGCTCATGATCCAAGCTGTACAAAACCGTGGCCACAGACCTGTCGATGACAACGAAGCGGATGCAATCGCCCTGCTCTACTGGGCGCTGGATACACAGGAGGTATCAGCATGAAAACACCACAACCTCGCTACCGCTGCCCTTTGGGACGGTTACAAGCCAACCAGAAGCCTGATCCTGAGGATGTAAAAAAACAGGGCTGGAAGGAGCAGCACATCTTGGTGATATCACCCGAGGATGAACGGCTTGATTGGTATGAGCAGCAACTACTTCGCAACATCGGTGATCGCCTCTACGGCGAGGAAGGAGGTCAGCGTGGCTAGACTCACTGAAGAGCAAATTGCAGAGCGGCTGATTGAGGCCGCACGCACCGCACACCGACTTCCACCGGTGAAAGTCCAGGGATACTTTAACGCCTGGCCAGCTATCAAACGCATGCCCTGGGAGAACCTTGGAGCGGAGCCTGAGCCCATTCGTATTCCCCCTTCACCCGAGGCAGTTGAGCGTATGCTGGAGGTGATGCACTGGATGGTGGGGCTGAAGGAAGAGCAACGCCATCTCCTGTGGATGCGAGCCGAACGCTATCCTTGGCGGGATATCTGCGCGCGAATGGGGTGTGATCGGACAACGGCTTGGCGGAGGTGGAAGCTGGCAATCGCCTCATTGGCGGAGGCAATGTCATCCAATCAAACGGAATGTAGGGGTATTTGCAGGTAAGTGGTTTGGGGTGCAGATGACTGCGAGCTAATGCCAAAACCACCATTCCTTCGACCCTGCAACACTTTCGCCAATCTGGTGTATGATCTGTTCTAACCTCGAGATAAATCTATTTGAAGGCCGTGCCAACACCGCGGCCTTTGCTATTGAGGGCTCCTGCGGGTTCTTGCCAAAAGCGCCTGCGGGTTAATGCGAAAACGTAATGGGTCCTTCCTGGCCCTGTGTGCTATGCGGGGGGCAAGACCCCGGCATTTCGCTAGCGACA